TCGATCTGGTAATGCATGAATGCTCTGACTACGGTCCGCTCCCCGAACCCCATCTTTTCATACTCACCAGGCATAATGTGATGATAACGAAAGAGGAGATACATGCACTGTACCTCCCCATTCGTCTCAATCAGTTTTTTACTGTTTCCTCATGGTCTTCCTTTGTATCGACGCCGGATAACAGACTGATCGCATCACTAATTTCTGCGACCTCCATCCCAAACAGTTTTTCACAGAGGTCTTTCGCACTCTTGCAATCAAAATGTGCCTGAAGGTCTTTGTTTCTCAGATCCGGTTCTACGATTCCTTCCACACACATCATCAGCTTTGCATCATAGCTTTTTGAATAGTCAAACTTACCTTTCTGGTCAATCTGATAAGCCACGAGATCATTGACTCTTCTCGATTTGACCTCTCTGATCTGAACTTCTACCTCATCCACTCCCAGCAGCTTCGCCAGTCTTTTTGATTTCACGGTACCGGTCTGCAGCTCCTCTGCCTTTTTTGCATCCATTTTTAACAGTTTATCTACAAGATTCATCGTTTTCTCCTTTATTCTACCGTAATTGTGTCCAGAAGCTCCCATCCTGTAAATGTGAACGGATAGCTTTCTTCTCCCAGTTTCTTTGCTTCCCAGTTTGCCAGTGTCAGCTCATCGAACGTGCATCCCGTCAGCTTGACACGTTCCGCTCCATATGCATCCGGATCTTCCAATTTGGAAATGATCGTGCAGGTGGTTGTTTTTCCTGCTTTGATGTTTTCGGAAAGTAGATTGATGAAGAAGGAAGTGACCTTATTCATTTTTACAGTTCCCTTACAGTCAATACCGGTTACTTTGTAGCCTTTTGCCAAACTTCCTGTCTGGTTAACCTCTGTCTTCTCCAGTGTTACTTTGGCTTCAAGTCCTGTGGTTTCTGCTGCATAATAGTCATCAATCCACACTTCCCCAAATGTTCCGTTAATGGTCTTTTCCGGTGCATGCTGCACATTGTTTCCCATCTTGTGCCTCCTTTCTTTCAGATTGCAATCGGCAGATCAATATCTTCGATTGCATCCAGAATTGACAGTTTTGCTTTCAGGAAAACGTTTTTCCCTGTATTTGCTTTCTTGATCTCATCTTCCGTCATTTTGTCTACATTGCTTCCTTTTTCTTTCAGATATGCCCTGTTTGCTTCCACATTGATTTCCAACGTCCAGCTGTTAAGCACACCCTGCTTCTGAAGTTTCTCGAAGTAATTTCCGATAGCTGACACCAGGAGACACTTATTGTCGTATGTATTGGCATATTTTCCGATATAGCTGTCTTCCGCTGTCATGCGGATATCATTCGTGATCATATCCATCGTTTCTACGATTTTGATCGTCTGGAACTGTTCCCCTTTTTCATCTGTCAGTGTAGTCAGGCTGTTGATTCCTCTTCCTGTTTTAACTTTTTCACCATCCCACCATACAATCAGCTTACCGGCTTCTGCTGCCGTATCTGCTTCTTTTGATGTCAGCCTTGTACAGTCCGTCAGTTCTGGAAGCGGTGCGTAAGTACAGGAGATCGTGATTGGTGTTCCTGCGATAATACCGGCAATTCTCGAACAATACTGTTCCGTCGTGTATTCCGTGTCGTTTTCATATACTGTTTCCGTTGCGTAATTGATGATCCCTTCACTGTCTGCCGTAGCATTCGGCAGTACTGCTTTAATCAGTTTGTTTGCTTTTCTCTCGTTTTTAACGTAAGACGTAACTGCAGACAGCTGTCCATCCGTTTCAACGCTCGGAGCCACCAGATAATCAAATCTGACTGTTTTCAGGTAATTCAGTGCTGTTTCATAATTTTCTTCGCTCTTTCCGATCATATATACGATCACGCTGTTTGGTGTATTCACATACCCTTTCAGTGCCAGCCGGATCTGCTGTTTTCCGGCTTCTGACAACTCTGCCGGAATATCTTCTTCCGTCACACATCGAACCGGATTTTCTGCCGGTACGATATCTTTCAGGATCATGGCAATGATCCCTCTTTCGCCTCTCTTCACGGCTGCGGTCGCCGCTTCCGTGAAAGAGATTGTAACGCTTGGCATTTTCATGCTCTGCTCCTCCATTTCTGTTCTAATTCAACGTTTTCTATCACTGGTGCATCTGTTTTGTGTTCGATGCGATCCATCCATCCAACGTCTACCGTGATTTCTGCAATGTTTTTTTCTTTCCCAGAAAATTCATAATCATAATCCAGGATTTTCACAGCCCGATCCCCTATTTTTACATACAGTCCGAACAGATCCCTCAGCTTCTGGATCACATCCAGTGCTTCCGCCTCATCGATCGTCTTCTGAAAATATGTGATATAGAAAGCAGCCTGGTTACTTCTGGAATTGTAGTTGCACGGCTCCATGCTTACCGGTTTCAGCTGTGTAAAAAAAGAAGGCCTCGTAAAGCCTTCTTTCACTTCCATTGCATAATATTTATAAGTTTCCTTCGGAAATGCTTCCTGCATTTTCAGGAGTAGTCCTCTTTTGACTTCTGTAACCGTCACAGGAAGCCCTCCTCTCTTAATGTTTTGTCAATCACTGACTCTATCTCTTTCGGCAGTTCTTTTTCTCTTTTTTTACGTGCCCGATCCATAAAATGATAACCTGGCACATACCCCTTTCCAACCGGATCTCCACTTTTGTTTGTCAGCATATGTCCATTTTCTACCAGATGGAAATGCGGTGCAATACCACTGATGTCTACTTGCTGGTTCAGTCCTATCCCTCTTATTTTGCTGATCTTGTATTCTTTCAGTTTTGTCAGGGATCGTTTGGAACTTCCATCAGTATCTGTGTCATTCCGCACCATTTTCGTAACGTCTTTTCGTAATTCCTTGGCTTGCTTTTCCAGGGCATTACCCGCACGATCTGGGTATCTTTTTGCGAATTTTTCAAGGCTTTCTGCAAGCTCATCCATGCCTTTCACCTGAAAAGAAAGTGTCTCGTCCATTACATCACATCCTTGTTTGTGTACTCGCAGCACATAATCTCAAGCATTTTGTGCTCCAGCCCTACATCCAGGACACTTGCCACAGAATACTGTTTTCCTGCATATACCAGAATACTGTTTGTATCGATATCTTCCCGGTACCGCAGATAACATTTATGTGTAACTCTGCTCTGGATTTTTTGCAGTTCATAGAATTCTGCCCCACGTAGCGGGTAGAGTGTCCCCCATACCACTGCTTTTACCTGTAATTTTTTTGTGGACTGCCCCATCTCATCTTCTACATCCTGCAGACACATGAGCGTGATCCGCTTATTCAGTTTTCCAATGTTTAATGTCTTCATGTCTCACCGCCTAAAGCAGATTGATGGAGTGCATCGATAGGATGCTCTCCACCGCTTTGTTGATGTTGCTGGCTTTTCCCTCTATGTACAGGTTTCTATTATCGAACGCATCCATGATCAGCAAAACCAGAGCCTGCGTAATATCTTCGTGCTGATCCAGTTCTTCTTCCGTAAGTCCGGTATAGGATTTGATCTGTGCAACTGCCTGCTTTTTCATTTCTTTCAGCTCCCGGATCTCAACTTCAGTCGGATCATCGATCCTGGCATAATCCACCAGATACTGCAGTGTCACTTCACTGACTTTCATAGATTAGTCCTTTCAGGCTGCTGCCATTTCCAGTGCGGCCAGCATTTCTGCATTCTGCACTTTTGCATCCATTTCCAGGAAAGCGAGTACTTCAACCACGTGCTGTCTTGCTTTGGTTTCTCTGAGTACATCGATCGTCACATCCTCAGACACCTTGACCGCAAGACCTTTGTAATCCCCATAGTAGATTGCTCTTTTTCCTGCTGCCATTTCCGGCATCGCATCTGATGTATATACATCTTTTCCAAACAGCGTATAACCCCATCTGGAGTTCGCATCTTTATTCAGCAGATAGTTACCCTGTCCATCTTTCAGTTTTCGGATAGCAGTTCTTGTCTTCTTGTTCATGATAAAATAGGCATCTGCCTGATAAACATCCGGAATGCTCTCCTGCAGGTCGATAATTTCGTCTGCTGTAACCTTATCCGCTGCTTTTGCCGTTACCTTCTGTGTTACTCCCTGAAGTCCCTCAATCTTCTTGTTTGTTCCGATCAGTAATTCTTTTTCGATCCATTTTGCAATTGATTTTGCCATGCGGTTGATCGTAAAGTTCACGATGTCAAAGTTGCTGTTGTTGATCAGGCTCTTGGAAACGTCCGTGATCGCACGGCCAAGGAAACCGGCAAGTGAAATGCTTTTGAACTTTCCGGAAGTGGATTCTCCTTCCGTAAATTCTTCTGCATAATCCATTGTAATGTCTCCGGTTGCTTCATCGTAATACGGAATCGTAAGCGTTCCTTTTACGTTATATCGGTCTGCATCATAGAAAACCGGAGAAATATCCAGAACTTTTTCGATGATCTTATTGGCGATACTGGATGGAATTACAGCACCGTTGTCTGTAGATGTCATATTGTCCGCCCGTGTTTCACCTGCTGTTCCACGTAAGAAGCTTTCGAATGTTTCCAGATCTCTTTCTTCCTGGCTTCCTTCTTCTTTTTTTGGTTCTTCCGGTTCTTTTTCCAGGTTTCTCATGGATTCCATCGCTTTGATGGTTTCATCAATGCCCCGGATCTCTTCCTCCAGTGTTCCGAACTCGTCACGTTCCTCTGTATTCAGGGCACGTTCTTCATTCGTTGCTGCCTCAAGAATTTCTTTCATTCTTTTCTGCTTGGCTGCACGCATTTCTAATAATTTCTTTTTCTTCATATGGTCCTCCTTTTATACCGGCTGTTCTGCCGTGATTTTCATGTAGCGATGCTCAAATTCATGGATATCATTCTCTTTTTCTTCCTGTATCAGCTCTGTTTCGTCCTCAAACGCCCGGAATTCTAACATATCGTCGTCCCGCACCTCGATGCTCGTTCCGGCATAAGCAGGTGTTTTCCTGTCATCCAGAATCGATACTTCATTCAGGATCAGTTCTCTTACATTACGGTGGTCTACCTCTTCATTCTCTCTGCGTTCTTCATAGTCATCTTTCAGACAATAGAAGCCGAATGACCAGCCCCTCAGCTTTCCTGCTGCCGCCTTTTCCTTCAGTTCTGCATCCCTGATTTCACAGTGGCAGTGCAGTCCGATGTTATCCTCCTTCAGAATTGCTGTTGCATCCAGTGTGTTTGCCAGCTCCCGCTTTTCATCATGGTTCAACAGTACCCGGATTGCCCTGTTTTCTGCTTTTGCACGCTTGATTGCACGCCCGAACGCTCCGGCTTTGATCTTTTCCACAAATCTCCTCTGCCTTCCCGGTTTTGCAAGCAGTTTGCTTTCGCGTTCTACTGCGTTCACATATCCTTCAATGATCACACTTTCTTCCCGAATCTCAATCCGCATCTTCCTCACCTTCTTTCTTTTCCGGCTCTTCTTTGACCGGATTTTCTCCCATCTTCGATGTTTTGTCCGTGTTTGGTGTATAGACTGTCTTGCTGGACGGACTATACAATACGTCCTGCAATCCTAATTTGATGAAATCCAGGC